TATAAGTAACAATGAATTTTTTCATACATAAATGTTTGTTGGCAAATAACTACTTATCTGGATGGGGTTTCCCAACTATTATATGCTTTGCTACAATAGTTGCAATCTGCGAATTATCGCTTATTGCTTGAGCATACCCACGTACTGAAGGAGACCGTATGAGGAAAATCACTTTTAAGTGATTAACCCGTAAGGAACTAATTCGATACGCTATCCTTTTAAGTTACTTATTTTCAGATAGAACTTGATCTTTGAGGCCTAACCGTTTTGGTAAAACTTCAAAGTGAAAGGATCTAATTGAATTAGCACGAAAACAAATGGTAACATGAGAAAAATCTGGTATCACTTTTACTATAAATTATTGGGCCGAAGTGTTACGTTTGGTAGTACAGTATCTTGACCCACGGTCTAAGCCATTGTACTCATCAAAAATATGGGTTAAAATCCACAAAGGTAAGTTATCCGTGAAGAGTTGATCCGGGCTACCTGTTGTTTTACCAGAGAAAATTAAGGTATTACTCCAGGCCAGCAAGGAATCCATCCACAACGGATCTCTACAAAGAGGTCATTTGATAAAACTTAAACTTGTTCTGAGTATGCTCTCTTTCTTTAGAGCATGTTCTCCAGCTTACCGAAAGGTTAGTTGAGATTCTATTACTTCACCATTTTGTGGTGTGAGTACAGTTCTAGACCAACAAGAGTTGAGGCAAGCTCTTAAATCTTTGGGTATAACAACTCTTCGAGTTAGAAAACCATCGATCTTTTGGGCTTCTTCTAAAAGTGGTCCTAACTTACCCGTAGCAACATTAGGGCTCGGACTAGATCTTATCGGTTGAATTCTGCGACCACAAAAGTGGTACGAGTACTGTTTAATTTGTTTAACAAATGGGTACTATGTATGTTTAACTCAATTTGTGTGTTTCACCATACTTGTTGCACCAGTAGCTTTGCTCTGTCTCCTTTTCAGGATAAAACCTCTGCTTGGGCACATAGCTGTTCTTGAAGAGGCAAGGGGAAAGATGCGTAAGATTGGGATAACTGATTTCTGAACTCAGATTTTGTTTAGACCACTTCATGATTGTATTTATAATCATCTTGCTAAACTTGATGAGGATGGAACTGACAATCAGTCAGGACCTATTCATCATATGTTAGAAGCGCTGAAAGTAAATAGTTTTCACGGTAAGGTTCAAACTGTTCAAAGTTTAGATCTAACAGCTGCAACAGATCGCTTGCCAGTAGATGTTCAGGCGCAAATCCTTAGTATTCTAGGTTACCCTGGAAAATTGTGGAAACTTGTTCTTGATCGTGAGTGGAACTCTTCATCAGGTCCAATCAGTTATACTGTTGGGCAACCTATGGGAGCTTACTCTTCATTTGCGATGCTTGCCTTGACAAATCATGTCCTGGTACACATTGCTATGAGACGACACAACGTTGATCCAAAACACCGCTATGCAGTGTTGGGTGACGATGTGGCAATCGCTAACAAGAAGGTCTCAAAATCTTACAGAGGTTTACTCGAACACTTAGGTGTAGAAGTTAATCCTATAAAAGGTTTTGATGGTGGTATTTTGGAATTTGCAAAGAAGCTTCACACTGTCACACGTATCAATATTTCTC